TCTCCCTAATATGGGTGGTGGTGAGCGTGGTTATGTTGATTGTTCCTTGACACTAGGTGTATACCACCCCGGTGCTCACGGTTACATCCAAGCTATATCTTAATTATTAACCAAGGAGAAATATAACTATGGCACAATTAACCGTAAACGAAGCCGGAACTTCCGGATATACTCACGTCATCTCATTATCATTTGATGATTTAGCAAAAATTAAACTAGGCACAGACCCATTCAATGGTGAAACATTAGGTACAGCTGGTCAACTTCCAATCGCATCCATCCCAGCGGGTGGTGCTGTTGAGTTAGCCGGTGTCTTTGAATCAACTGCACTTGGTGGTGCTTCTGACATCACTTTAGATGTTGGTACTACAGCTGGTGACCCAGATGAGTTCATTGATGCTCTTGATGTTGATGGAATGTCAGCTCCAGTATTTAACTCTGGAGATGGATTCACTGGTAACCAATCACAAGCGGTTCCTTACCAAGCAGCAACTACTATTCTTGCTGAAGTTAACGGAACAACTGCTAGCTTAAATGCTGGTAACATTGTTATCGGATTACGCATCATTGATCTAGGATCATTTGCATAATACAAATTTGGTCGGGGGCGAAAGCCCCCTACCTTTTTTTTAATTTAAAACTACTTAAATACTTATGGATATTATTACGGACTTACCAAAAAGTTTTACAACTGGTGAAATAGACGCAGCATTTATGAATGAAATCAAAAGTGGTTTCAAATTAGAAAAAGAAACTGAGCACTTACGAGTTGCTCAAGCAAAAAAAGAAGCTAATCAATTAAGAGGAAAAACGCACCCAACTTTGGGAAAGCCAGTGGCTACTATTCCGGCTCGTGACTTCTTTCGACTAACTCAAAAATACGGACACGATCAAGTCCACTCAAAAGAATTTTTAAAGTACTACAATAAAAAGTTCCCAGAACTTAGCCCTAATCAGATATAATGCAAGACAGAAACTATAGTGGAGTCGGAGGATTAAAAGCTTTAATACAAGCACTAGCTGGAGTCAGTTCTTTTACTACAGAAGAAGAAGTTAATATATTAGATTTTGTAAATAGAAGAGCTTCTCAAGCTTACAATATGAGTCCTTCTTGGTCTAGGTATTTAGTATCTTCAGAAGGTAGAGATATTAATGCTTATACTTTATCTGGAGCAACTGCTAGTACAAGTACAAGTGTTAATCAGAACTATAAATTTTTAGGAACTAACGATGGTAATGTAGGAACAGTTGGTACAAATGTTTACCAAGGTGTAACTACTGCAACTGTAATTATATACAAGGATTCAAACAATTCTTGGTTAGTAGATACCGGAGCTTCAGCCGCGATACAATCCGATGGTCAGTACAGAGTTACAGCTGGTACTACTCAATTTACAGAAGCTGATACATTGAAAAAAGATGTGTTAGAAAACGTTACAACTTGGACACCACGAGGTGGATCGGATTCATTGCTAGTAGAACCAAAGAATTTAATACCTTACGCCGAAACTGGAAAAAATACAATCGGAGAGTTTACTAGAATACATAGGAAACAAGCATTTTATAATAACTCTGCACTTGAGTACGACTTCTTTGTGGATGCAACCGGTGCTAATGTTCTTAATATAGTTTCCGGAACTGATAGTAAAGCATTCGTAACTTACAAAAAAGAGTTAGCTCTATTTACAGACACTTCAACTGATATTCCGGGAGAGTTCTTTCATTACTTAGCTCACGCAGCTTACGCTGATTTCTTACGTATGGATGGTCAACACGGAAAAGCTTTAACTGAAGAACAAGTAGCAGAAGGTTATATTGCAATGCAGTTAGAACAAATAGATATTCGCAATAATAATAACTCAATCAACAAGAAATTTTCAACTTACGTCAATCGCCAAAGTCGCTGATTGCGTTGACACTTAATGTAAAATACTCATATGGCAAACTCATTTGTAACTAACCTATATCCAAAACCTACTCCCGGTATTGGAGATCGTCAAGTAACTTGTTCGGGAACATCCGGTGATTTTTCTGGAACCGGTGGAACAACTGTAACCGGTGGAGATAATTCTGCAGCTTTCAATAGCTTAACTAAGTACGTTGTACTAGATGTTCAAGTTGCTGATGCTCGCGTAACTTATGATGGCACCGCTCCTACCGCATCAAAGGGTCACATCCTTTATTCTGGACGTTCTTATACTTGGAGTAAACAAGCAGCAACTGCAGCACTTGTAATCAATGACGGTTCTTCAAACTCTGTAATACAGATCTCAGAATTTACTGATTAATTATGTCCTCCGAACATCTAGCCTCTGCCCAGAATGAACTCAAGGGCAACCTTGGTGGTGCTTGGAATATACTTGACGGTGCCCAAGGGCAATATCAAGATCTAGGAATATCTCGTAGATTCGGTGGTGCCGCCGCTGCGTACTCATTGCGAGATATTGGTGCAATGAATGGAAAAGTTGTAAAAGTCCGCAGAGACCTAGCTGGAGAAGAGGCAGACCCAGAAGAAAATTTTTCAGCCAATCAAGTTTCTAGTGGTGCATTAGAAGATTGGGTAAATGGTAAACTAGAAAGTACACTACCAGCAGATGTAGCAACAGCCGCAGCTGCTTATAGTCTTCGTAAGGTAAACTCTAGTTATGGAATACCAGTAACTGAGGTAAATGGTACAGAAAACTTTCCAGCTACTGTACCTTCAAGTGGAAGCCCAGCAGATATAGGTAATGGATTTACTGTTAATAGATTTTCCGATGGTGTTGCAGATTCTGAAAGTGTAACAGTTAGTGGAGAAACTATTACAGTTACAGCAATAGCTTCTGGTACTGGTACATTCTCTGCTGGATGCAGAATTAAAGGACTTTCTGATAATAAACAATACACAGTAAGTGGAGAATTTAGGGTAACTTCTCAAGGTGCAGATGGAGATGGTGTAGCACTTGTGGATATATCTGATGCAACTGCTGGTACTGACGAAGACAGTATAACTACTTCATCTACAACATTTACTCCTTTCTTTATAGATGCTGGTTATAATGGTGGTAGTACTAATAATTTTGTAGACCTTCAAGCAAATTCAAATGGAAGCAATAGTGGAACACTAACAGCAGAGTTTCGCAATGTACAAATAATTGAAAACAATAATAGTGCAGTTCGTATTCGTAGAAGCTCAGACGATGAAGAGGTAGTGGTAGGATTTGATTCAGATAACAAAGTAAGTGCAAGCTCACCAGTAACTGCTACTCCTAGTGGAAGCACAACTGCTACTGACCTTAATGGATTTTTAAATGAAGTCCTAACAGTAGGTACAGCAGTAAATGGTACTGGTTCTTTTGATAATTATACTGTAACTAATGAAACCACAACTGGTTTTTCTGCTGACAATAGTTCTGGAGGAACTGGTTCAGCTGGATTTCCTTATACTTTTGCTATCAATGATGTAATTGTAGTAAAGTATACAGTAAGTAATTTTAGTAGCACATCTAGTTTAAGTCCACAGATTAGAGGTACAACTGCAACTAGTTCTGTTACTGGAGTAACTTCTGGTGGTACTACATTCACTGCTAATGGAACATATACAGATACACTTACAGCCACTGCTGATGGAACACATTTAATGTATGCTGATGGTAATACTGGTTCATACACAATTAGCGACTTTCAAGTAGTATCTCATACTCACCAAGCCTTTGTCCACACTTGGTACGACCAAGCTGGGTCAAACAATGCAGTTCAAGAGACTGCTGCTAACCAACCAAAGATTGCAGAGAATGGAGCATTACTTGCTGATGGTGTAAGTTTTGATGGAGATTTATTTCTCCAAAAAACCACAACCGACACAACAACCGCAGCTAGTATCTTTGGAGTTCATACTAAAGGAACATCATCTAGTTCTGGTGCTAGACCAATAGGATACCAAGAAAGTGCTACTTCTGGCACAAACTCATTGGCATTTTCTATGGATAATAGTATTCGCTTTGATGGAGATGCTGCAACCACAAGCACTCAGACTATACCAACATCTGGATTATTTTTGGCTACTACTATTAAAGTATCAAATACAGAAGCAAATAATTTTATTAACTCTGTATCTAACATTGCGGATAGTTCATTAACACTAAACGACACAGATGTTCGTTTTACTTTAGGATTCGCTAGTACAACTCCAGATTATGCATACAATGGCAGTATAAAGGAAGCAATGTTTTACACTTCAGACCAATCAGCCAATCGCTTCAAGATTGAGTCCAACATCAATAACTATTATGGTTTGTACAATGATGCGAATGAAACCAATGGAGACTTTGATAAAACATTTAGTCCTACTGCAGATGGAACATTTACCCCAAATGGTAAAGATGGATTCACATTAGCTGTAGTGTCTAATACAGTATATGCTGGCATTAAATTAAATGCAGATGTTACAAGTGGAGATGCTATATATGTATCATTTAATTGTTCTTTTGATGCTGGTAGCCCATCACCAAAAATTGCACTACGAAATACTGATTCCGATTTCTTTGGAAGTGGAACTTTAATGTCAAATGAAGGAAGTGTAGTAAATGGATTTAATGCATTTACACTAACATCTACTAATAGTAGTGCTAGTGGTGTTGTATTATCTGAAGCTGACAATAATTTAACTTATAGCATATCTGACTTTAAAGTATCTCGCATAGCTCGTAATGGTTTCGTAGAAACTTGGTACGACCAAAGTGGTAATGCTAATAATGCTAGTCAAACAACAGCTAGTCAGCAACCTATGATAATTATAAATGGGGGACAAATAAAAATATTAAATGGTACACCATCTATTGCTATAGATAGAAATTCATCCATAAGACAATTAGAAATAGGCACAGAAATATCCGCAGAGCCTTATACTTTCTTTTTAACTGGACTTGCTCCTACTACTAGAAAAACACAATTTTATGCTGAAGATTCTAGTGGAAATAGACCAAATTTTTTAGTAGGAACTGATGGAATTGCTTTCAACCCAGATAATTCTACAACCAGCGGAACTGTAACCTCTGGTTCTAATGGAGATACAGACTTTTTTGCTACTGCATTTAGTGGAGCAAATGGTGGTGCGGACTATATAATAAGATTTAATGGAACTCAAATCAAAACTGCCGCTAGAGCTGCCGCTGGAGATGGTATAAAATTTATAGGAAGATTTGATACTACTGAAGCTACTTTTGGACATATAGAATCTTGGGTGCTTTATGCTTCTGATTTAACAGCGGACTTTGATGAAATAGAAAACCAATTAGCACAACCAATAGGATTAATTTAATTATGAGCGAAGAAACAATAAATTACTTAGTATACGAAACACTAGACGATGCTATCGCTAGAGCAGACACAGAGGGTGCTAGACGAGGCTATGCTTACCACAGAGTAGGTTCTGGCACTCGTTATAGAACTTACCCTCAAGAGACTGCTGATGCAAAGTATGCACTAGTTGTGGACGGATACGAACTAACAGAAGATGAAGAGTCTTCTATTGTTACAAGTGTAACATTCCCGGAACCAGAGGAAGTATAATATGGAAGAAACACTACAGAGATTATCAGTAGGAGTATTTGGTTGGATCGCAACTGATACACTACAAGACATCGATTTAATGATGGGGATAATGTCCAAGGGTGTTATAATAGCCTTAACTACTTTATCAATACTTAAACTAATCAAAGAACTAAGATGAGCACAGAATTATTAGCAATGCTAGGCGGAGGAGCAAGTGGATTCCTTTTTAAACTTATTGGTACATTAGTACAAAATCAAGCAGCTGTTACTGAGGGCTTGATTAAGAAACAGCAAGCAATGGATACAAGTGCAGATGCAGCCGCAGCTAGGGTGGATTCATTTGGTGCTTGGACACGTAGAATAATTGTTTTTACAGTCCTCTTTGGAGTAATCATTGCACCTTTTATTTTAGCTCATAGTGAAGAAGGAGTTACAGTTGCTACTGATTACAGTAAATGGTTTGGCTTCTCTAAGGGTACAACCTATGAAACTTTACACGGATATATAATCCTACCGGAAATCAAAACAGCTATTATCAGTATCATTTCCTTCTACTTCGGAAGTGCCGCTGTAAGTAAATAATTATGAAATGCAAACTTTGTAAATGGATAACAAAACTGCCAAAAATAAACTCCGAGAACTGCGAGATTCTTTGTCCAAAGTATTGGACGGAAAAGAGTACAGCTCTTCTGAAGAGATTAAAGAGCAGTCCGCTGAAGCTATACAACAAGCTAGAAAAGCTAGTTCTACGCTTAAAAAATCTTTTATTGAAAAAATAAAAGACCTTCCGGTTGTACAGAAGGTAAGTGAATTAGGAACTGCTGGTAGTGTCGCTGTAAGTACAGCCGCAGTTGCTCAGACAACGGTTGCTGTAGATCAAACAGAAGTCTTCGTGGCTAGTGTCGCAAACGATGTTATAGAGGAACGTATCGAAGTTCCTATGTTCATTGATACCTTTGTTGATTTCCATTATTTAAATGATTGGGGTCAAGTAATAATGGCGGAGAAGGTAGAGATCGCTCAAGACTTTGTAGAGAAAGCTGAAGCTATCGCCGCACCTTCCGCACCCGCTCCTTCACAATATCAAAGTCCCTCTTCTGAGGGTTCCAAACCTTCATCTTCCGAACCTTCACCATCCCAAGAGACCGGCGGTAAGAGCGAGCAGCAGCCATCTGATAACAAATCAGAAGAGCAATCAGAAAAGGAAGCCAAAGCAGAAGAAAAAAGTCCATCAGAAGAAACTAAAAACGATTCAGAAAAAGATAAAGGAGATAAGCAAGAACAAGCCCCACAAGAAAAAACTGAAGATAAACAACCGTCTCAAGAAAATAATTCATCCTCTGAGCCTAGCACAGAATCCAGAGGTGTCAATAATCAATTGCCTATAATAGAAACTCCTATTGATATGAATGACACATCAATAAGACAAGTATCACCAACAAGCTAATGGAATTTTTTAAATATATATTCGATAACTACAAGGACAATATGCTAGGTATGGTATTTGCATACATTGGTATAATATCTATAGTAATGATGTTTCTACCTAAGGATAACTTCATTTCTAAACTCTTTAGAGAGTTCGCTTCAATCTTTACATCCCTTTTCAAAAAATGAGCCACGAACTAGATTATCCCCTATTTCCAATAATTGAACCAGAATATCCATTGTTGCCTATAGAACAACCTATTGAGCAACCTATTGAGATAGAAGAACCTATATCTATAGTTATATCGGATACACCATTCTTTTATATTCCGGATATGCCGGAGTTCATCAGAGAAGATTTTAAAGGACTAGAGTTCGAGGGAGTACAATACAGTTGGAAAGAGTTCGATTACAGACTTTCAGTGGATTACAATAGTGTTCCGGAACCAGCATTTGTTGGTTTATTTATGGGACTCTGTCTACTAACATTAACCCTAATTAAGAGGAAATAACTATGCCATACGGAAAAGGAACATACGGAAGTAAAGTAGGAAGACCACCTAAAAAGAAAACAATGAAGAAAAAGAAGTAATGCACGGTCGAATGATGTCAGTTGTAGTCCTCGGTAAAAAGGACAAGAAAGGTGCGTGTTGCCCAGCTTGTGCTGCCGAGATGCAAGCTGAACAAAGCAGACGTAAGTTACCAAATTATAATAGAAGGAAAGTATAATGCCATTTGAAAAATACAGTGCAAAGCAAAAGAAACTAGCTAGAATAGCAGTTCCTAGAGATAAGATAACCGCAGCGGATTTGGAGGTCCTTAGAGGTGAAAAGAAAAATACTAAGCGTAGCTAGAAAATTAGAACAAGCTAGTAAGGCACACGCCGGACAAGCTAAATTATTAAAATCATTAGTCAAAAATGGCACCAAAAAGAAAAGGTAATAAAATCTGCCCAGCTGGTATAGCTTGGGCTCGTAGAACTTTTGACAAGTATCCTAGCGCTTATGCGAATATGGCGGCTAGTAAATATTGTAAAGATCCCAATTATGCAAAGGGAGCTAAACGTAAAAAGAAGAAGTAATGGCTAAATACATACAAGAAACACATAGATTCCAAAAGAAGATAAACGATAAAAAAGATCCTTACGGAGCTGTAGGAAGAGTTATGGTTCCCGGAGATGAAGTAAAATCCGTAGGTCGAGTTATTGAACCATATACGAATAGTGTAACAAACAGAAAGCTTATTTAATGGCTGAATTAACAAAAAGGCAAAAGAAAGCTATGAAAGAACATTCAGTTCATCACAGTGAAAAGCATATGAACTTTATGCGTAAACTTATTAAAGAGGGTTCTACGTTTACACAAGCTCATACTAAAGCAATTAAAAAAGTAGGAAAGTAATGGGTGAGCTTAAAAAGTGGAGAGAACAAAACTGGGTACGAATCGGAATTGATGGATCAATCCAAGGACCTTGTGGAACCTCAAAGAACAAGAAGCGACCAGACAGATGTCTTCCTATGGCTAAAGCGAAGAGCCTCAGTAAATCTGAAAGAGCGGCTACAGCTCGCAAGAAAAAAGCTGGCGGAGCAAAGGGAAAACAATTTGTAGCAAATACCCCAAAAGCAAAAGTAAGAACCAAGAAATGAGTTTAAATAAAAAGAAGATGAAGTGCAACGTACCTCGCCGAGATGTTCAAGGCGGTAAGAAGTTCGTAGTGAAAGCTTGTGAAGGTGGTAAAGAAAAGATTATTCGTTTCGGAGATGCGAATATGAAAATCAAAAAAAATATACCAGCTCGTAAGAAAAGCTATTGTGCTCGTAGTGCTGGCATCAAGGGCGGCAAAGGAAAGATGTCCGCTAACTATTGGTCAAGGAGAGCTTGGGGTTGCTAGATGGCAAGGTACGATACATACACCTCTAAGGATGATGTAATCCGAGAGGATTTAGATATTGGATTCAAAGGATTCAATAATCGTTTACGTCCGGATCAATTAACTGCTGGTATTTTATTCGATAGCCAGAACGGTAGAATGGCACAGAACGGCGAGTGGCAAACTCGCAAGGGTATTGATAATATCAAGGCACCTTTAAGTACTGGAGCAGCATCTTTAACTCTTCCGTTTTACTTAATGGATTCAAATATTACTACAAACACAGTAGCGGTTACAAGTAATGAATTGATTTTAAATTTTTCATCTGCTCACGGTTTAGGAACATCTGGTAGTGGTCAAGTTCAATTAGATACAAGTTCTTTAACAGTAAGTCCAGCAACTACATCCGGATTGTACACAGTTACTGTCGTAGATGCAGATACTATAAAATTAACCGACAAAACATATAGTTCTGCAAGTGGCAGTGCAACAGTTACAAAACCATCTTTAGCTGATGCAAACGTAAATGAAGTATACGGTTCTTGTATATTCTCTGACCCTAATGCGGATTCAGAAAGCTATATTATACTAGCTGCGAACACAAAAGCCGTAGCTGTAAAAGTATCGGACCCTAGTACTAGCTATGATTTAGCGTATCCAAGTGGTGAAACCATTTCATCTCAAGTGGAAATGATTCAAGCCTTTAATAAGTTGATTATATTCAGAGAAGGAGATACACCCTTTGAAAAAGATTTAGCCAGTACTAATATATCAAGTAGTCCAGCCCTAACAAAAGTATCAAGCGGAACTTATACTCAGCCCATTCCTATAAGTATTACAGATTTAGATATAGCGAGTGGAGTTGCAACCGCTACCGTAGGAAGCACTGCTACTTTAAAGAGAGGAGATTCTTTTACTATTACTGCTACTAATTCAACTATAGCAGTAGGAACTACCGCAACTGTAGATGAAGTAACTAATTCAACTACTTTTAAATTTATAACTAACGTAGCGGATCAAACAAATAAAACCGCTACTATCGAAAAACCAATGTCGGAAGGACTTGGATTCACTCATATGCCGGCACCAGCTTATGGTGTATATCACCAGAGAAGATTAGCTGTTCCGTACAGATATAGTGTAACTGCTGGCTCAAGTGATACATACGCGGACCGTAAGATTTTTGACGAAATATTATTATCTGACATTTTGGACACTGATACATACGATCAAATATTTGGACAATTTAGATTCAATGCTGGTAGGTCCGATTTTAACGTAGGTATGCTATCCTTTTCTGATGATAAGTTAGTTGTATTCAATAGGAACAGCATTCATATCGTAGTAGGAAATGGAGATTTAGCTAACTTCAAGGTTCAGCTACTAACGGATGAAGTTGGATTAACCGCTAAGAACTCGGTGATCCAAGTAGGCAACCAAGTTATATTTTTATCCGATAATGGTGTGTACGGACTCAATTTCGTTGACTTGTATAACCTTCGCGGAAATGAAGTACCACTGTCCGAAAGTATTCAGAAAACAATAGATACAATAAATCAAGCCCACGTAGATAAAGCCAGTGCTGTATACTTCGATAATAAGTACTACTTAGCTGTTCCTACTGGAACCTCTACAGTTAATAATACTTTATTGATTTATAATTTTTTAAACAAAAGCTGGGAGTCCATTGATAACGTAAACAATGTAGATCTATCCGGTGCTACATTTTCATCCTTTGAGTTTACTAAATTATTAGTAGCCGGTAAAGGAATAGATAGAGCAGTTTACGTAACAAACACAGATGGCGGTATACATAAACTAGAAGTATTTGAAGATGGTATAGATAGAGTTATTACAGATATTGGAAGTACTACAGAAGCAGAAACTAGAGTTCAAGGTTCAGCCAGTACTAGAATGTTTACACTAGGTTCTATAGACCGCAAGAAATTTAATAACTTCGAGCTTCATTTGCAATCCGGTCTAAATAACTCATCTAATGTTTCTATATCTGCTACTACTGAGAATTTAGATTCTGAGCCAGCTCTAGACCTTAAGAACGCTAGTGATTATCTTGGCGGATCAATAGCTCCAGACGAGGACGTATCAATAAGAGGGCGTATAGGAAACAAAAGAGCTTACGGATTACAAATGACTTTAACAAGCATTGAAGGTAGACCTAGATTTAGGTCACTCAAGGTAGCTGGAGCTGAAACATTCCGCTCGACAAGTAGTGTACAATAATAATAAATAATTTATATAAAGTATGGCAGTTTTAAGTAAAGGTACAGATTTTAGTGCAACTGAACAAGTAACATCAACTAAGCTAGATAATTTAGTAGACGCAGCAACTTTTGTAAGCGGAGGAAGCGGAACTTGTGAAACTGGAGGAGGTCTTAATTTATCCAGTAACGGAAGACTTCAAATAGAAGACGGTGAGGTAGACTTAGTTAAGTTATCTACTAACAATTCCTTAAACTCTGGTCTATACGGAGTTCTAGATAAAGTTTATCCAGTTGGTTCTATATATCAGTCAACATCTCAGTCCACGACTCCGGATGCGTTATTCTTTGGCGGTAGTGGTTTAACAACTTGGGCTGCTGTAGGTGAAGGTAAAGTACTTGTTGGTAAAGCATCTAGTGGTACATTTGATACAGCTGGAAATACTGGTGGTGTAGAAACAGTTCAACTTACTGCGGCACAATCTGGATTACCTTCTCATAGTCATACTTTACTTGGTGGTAGTTTTGATGGTAGTAGTGGTGCAGAACCCGGAAATAGTAGAGCTAGTGATTTAGGTCAAACTGGCACAACTGGTGGGACAGACGCATCATCAGCTCATACAAATTTACAACCGTATGAAGTTGTATATATGTGGAAAAGAACAGCGTAATAATTTAAATTATGGCAATAGGAACAGCAATAACAGTAGGTAGTCAAATACTAGGAGGTATCTTCGGAAGTAGTAAAGCAAAGAAAGCAGCTCGTCAAAGAGCGGCGGCAATCAAAAATGCTTACGGACAGTTCAGAGATCCTTCTGAAATATTTGGTCAACAGTACGGAGACACTGGTATTTACGGAGATCCGGCAATGTCTACTATTTTAAGTAGAGAAGCGGAACTTATTCCTCAGTTTCAAGAGTTAGCCGAACAAAGAGCACGAGGAGTGCGTGACATCCAAGAAGAATCTAAGCTACGTCAGTTAGGTTTATTAGGTCAATACGGTGCAGACATTAGGTCAACCTTAGAGGATCCAAGAATGGCACAGTTAGCCGGTTTAGATTTAGCCGAAGCGGAAAGATTAACCCAAGAAGCAGCTGGTCCACTCGGAGTAGAAGCAGCTAGGTCCGCAGAACAAGCGGCATTATCGATAGGTCAAGCAACTGGAAGACTAGGAGATGCTAGTACAATAGCTAGAGCTGCTCAAAGCAGAGAGGGAGCACAAAGACTTCGTAGACAAGAAGCCGCCGGAGCACGTCAGTTCGCTTTAAGATCAGCTAGTCAAGCCGCTGTTGATCCATTTAAATTTATGTTTGGTGCACCTTCTGTAGAAGAACAACAGTTCTTAGCAGCTGGACTTGGACCACAAGTAACAGACCCCGGACAAGCTTACAATATAGGTTCCGCCGAGGACTTGAGAAAAGCACAAGCAATTTTAGGACAAGGACTAGCACAAGCTCAAGGAACTGCGGCAAGTGGACAGATACTAGGAAGTATGTTCGGTTCAATCGGAAGTACTTTAGGTAATATGAACTTCGGACAACCTACATCTATGATAAATAGTCCTATGACTCCCGGATACGGAACAGTTCTAGCACCACCATCTGGAGGATTTCCATCAGCAGCACAACAAGCTGGAAGCAATTTAATAGGTGGCTTCCAAAGATTATTTCAATAATTAATTATGTTACGAGGATCAACACCAATTCAATTATCTCAACTCGATATAAGCCCCGCGATTCAAGCTGGGGCTTTGGAGCAACAAGCTGCTGTGAACTTAGCTGGTAGTGTGAATCAAGCCGTCCAAGATTTCCAATCTAAACAGCAAGAGAAAGAAATGACTAAGATGAGAGCTCAAACTATTGAGCAGTTTTTACCTAATCTTGGTATTGCAGCTGGTACAGCAGAAGCTAAACAAGTTGCAAATGTATTAGCAAAGGATCCACAAGCACTGAAGTCTATGTCTGATTTAATTACAATCGGAGGTCAAAGACAAAAGCAAGAAATATTAACATCTGAATTTGAAGCTTCTAAAGCAGACGAAGAAGCACTACAAAAAGCAATCAGTGTAAACATAGATACAGAAGGCAATCTTGATAAATCCGGATTGGAATCATCTTACTTAGAATTAGGTGGAACAAACCTAAAGGTACTTGATTTATTTAAGGAACCCGGAGAAGTGAAGGTAGATCCAGAAACTGGAATCATAACACAAGACGGTGTTTATAAAGGACAAGTAGCTACTAAACTTTTACTCAAAGACGAAGATAATGATACTGAACCTTCTGTAGATGTTACTCCTACTTTTAATACAATAGAAGAAGCTGAAGCTGCTAACCTACCTTTAGGTACTAGAGTAATAATAGGTGGTAGAGATGCCATCATAGGTTAATTTAATTTATGGCTATTCGATTTTTAGATGAAGTCGAGGAAGAGCCAAAGGCTGGCAAAGCTGTATTCCTTGACAAAGAAGACCCATCACTAGCTAAACTTGGTGCTGGATTTATTACTGATATTGCTATTTCTGAAAGTTCTAGACTTGCTGGGGCAGCTGCTGGGGCGGCTATAGGTACAGCTTTTGTACCCGGAGTAGGTACAGCCATAGGAGGGGCTATAGGATACATTGTAGGAGGTCTTGGAGGTGGTGCAGCTGGTTCTATAACGAGACAAAGAATTATTGATCCAGACGCGGAGATAGACCAAGGTCAACTTGTTGCTGATTCTTTAATTAATTTAATCCCGGGAATCGGAGTTGGTAAATCCGTAGTAAAAGGTATAGCTTCACAAGCTGCAATCGGTGCTGGTATATCTGGAGGTGCAGAGGTTATAGAATCTGTAGTAAACAAACAAGAATTACCAACTTTAGAAGATTTAACAAAAGCTGGAATCACTGGTGCTGCATTAGGAACTGGATTAGGAATCACTGGAAAAGCATTTGAAAAAGCGTACACTAAATTTGCTGGTATGCCTACTCGTGATTTTACAGAAGCATTTCGCAAAGGTGATCCAGATGCTAGACTCATTGGAGATGCAGTAGAAAAAACCTCTAGAGACTTCTCTGATGAAGTAGCAAAAAGATACCAAGATATTGGTATCAGTATCAGAGAAAAATACGATGATGAATTTATTAGAGCAAAGGTATTACAAGATATATCCGCTGGTGGTCAGTTAAAAACTGAAGGAGGAAAACTAAAAGTTACTTCAGATGAAACAGATTATTATCTGCAAAGAAGATTAGCAGAAGGAAAGATTGATTCCAAGTTACAAAGAGTAGAAGACGAAATTAATTTAGATAGTGCATTTTTATTAAATAAATCAGACGAGATAGGCAAAACTCCAGCTGAGTTATCGAAAGGAATCAATGATTATTTGTACGCCAAACACGCAGTTGATTACAATAAAGCTAATCGCTTGAAGTTCGGAGGAGATGGAGCTGCTGGTATATCTACAAATGAAGCTAAAACAATAATAAATAAATTTGAAAAGAGCGGATTAGATAAGTCCTTAGATTTTTCTATCAACAATAGGAAACAATTATCTAGAGAAATACTAAACACTATTGAAGAAGGTGGATTAATATCAACAAAGGATGCAGATAGATTACGCAAAGAGTTTCCGGACTACGTACCTTTAAATAGAATAATGGAAACAGATGACGTAGCTGATGCGTCAAATATACTTACATCTAGCTCAACTAGATATGAAACATTAGCTAGTGGAGTACGTAGAGCATTTGGTTCTAAGAGAGAAGTATCTGATATAACTCAGAATATCGTAGATAATTTAGGTGGTGCCGTTCGCCGAGCTGAAGTAAATAAAGCCAATCAATCCTTTGTAAAACTTCTTATGAACAACAAGAAGCAAGCTAAAGATTTAGGTATCCGAGTAAGAAAACCTAATATAGTTGGAACCAAAGTTGTAAAAGATATGTCAGACGAAGCTCAACTTGCTAGGTCCTTAGGTCAAAAACCGAAGTCATTGAAAGTTCCTATCTATGAAAGAGCTAATGAAAATGTATTAACTGTTTTCCTTGATGGTAAAAGAAGATTTTTGGAGTTCAGTGATCCAAACTTAGCTAGAACATTTAAAGGTTCCGACAAAAAGGAACTAGGAAGTATAATGAAAGGTCTGTACGGAATGAATAGATTCCTTGGTGGTATGTATACTAGATTATCGCCGGAGTTCGTTATACCTAATTTGTTCCGTGACCGATCTGAAGCTCTTGTAAATAACTTAGCTAAGATGAAAGGTCTTCAAGCAGTTAAGACTCTTAATCCTTTTCAAGATATGAGAGTTATCTTTAGAAATATATTCGGAGGTATAACTCCAGATACTCCTCAGAAGCAAGAGTTGGATAGATTGTACAAACAATTTAAAGAAGATGGTGGAAGCACTGGAGGTCTAGGTCTTGATACAGTTAAAGATATAGAAAAGAGAATGGATGAGCTATCTAAAAACCTTAGAATGCCTACGAAAAATAAGGTAAAAGCTATAAATAATTTAATAAATAACATTAATGAAATCGTTGAGGACTCTACTAGATTCGGAACTTACCGACAAGGATTAGCTGATGGTATGACTAGAGATCAAGCTGCATTTGCGGCTCGTAATAGTTCCTTTGATCCTAAGTTGAAAGGTAGAGAAGGAGATACAATCAAAGCCTTATACTTGTTCTCTAATCCGGCTATTCAAGGTGCTAAGAACTTCTTAAGAAGTATGAAGAATCCAAAGGTTGCGGCTACTGTAGGTGGTGGATTGGTAGCTGTTACTACAGCTTTAGATAAGTACAACTCAATGATAGATGAGAACTACAGAGAGAAGATTCCTAAATGGAAAGTAGACAAGCACTTAACTATAGTCAAAGGTGTAAATGAAGATGGTTCTCTAGATTATTTTTCTATTCCTATTGGTTACTCTATGGTTCCATTTAAGATGGCTGCGGATTTAACTCAGCGTATTGTTAGACAAGACAAAGAATTAGATAATGTAAAAGAGGTTGCTTCTAGTTTTGGTCAAGCAATGATAGATTCTTACAATCCTATGGGAGGATCTCCAGTTCCTACTATCCTAAGACCTATGACTGAGTTAGCTCAAAATAAAGATGGATTAGGTAGAGACATTAGACCTTCTTGGTTGGAAACTAAAAACATCAGTGCAACGGAACAGATATTTCCTTGGACCGCCGATACTCAAGGTGGCGAGTTAGCAATGTCATTAGCCGATCAACTAAAAGATATGGGATACGAAGTATCTCCAGAAAATCTATTGTACTTATACCAAACTTATACTGGAGGTCCCGGTCAAACGGTAAGGAGATTGTTAGATTTAACATCAAAGTTGTATAATAATGAGCCAGTAAATAGATCTGATTTTCCGATAGCAAGAAGATTTTACGGAAGAACTTTCACTGATGTATTTGAAAAAAGAACTGGTGATAGAGCTATCATAGAAAATTTAGAGAAACAAGAAAACACTGATTCAGCTAAAGCAAGTAGACTAGCTTACAGTATTATCAAAAAGTACGATGCTGCTTCTGATGTAGATAAACCTTTTGTTCTCAATGAATTACTTTCACAACCAGAGGCTAATGAAGCCGTAGAAAAAAGAGTTCTAAGAAAGCTAGAAGATAGAGCCAAGGGATTAACATCTATAGACAAGCAAGCAAAGAATCTTACTGTAGCAAAGAGAGCTGAGTACTACTCAGAAAAACTAGAGACTTTACCCGAAGATAAGAGGTTACTTTATATACAAGACCAAATACAAAAACGTGTAATGACACCAAGAGTTCTTGATATAATAAGAGACACAGAACAATTCAAGCAGTTCTTTGGACAATAAAAAACCCCCACCGGAAAACAAACAAACGGTGAGGGCTCGTAGATAATGGTTAACAATAAACCTAACCCCTAAGACATATCTGAAATTAATTCTTTGAGGTATTTTTTTTGATCTTGTAACTCCTTGCGGCGTTCTTCAAGAGCTTCTATGCGATATGATATAGTCCTAGATTCTTCTCGGATTAGATTTATCCTAGTGTGTATTCTTTCTACGTTTTCCTTCATTGCTTTATTTATCGTTTAGTTATTTGTAGGCTGAATGTAAAGTTCAAGACTCCTACTGATAGCCAAATAATTCTGTCCCCTTTGAATCCATCCACTTCTACGAAGATAGAAGGAATGATATATATCTCCGGAACTTTGAATATATGAAACCTCATAAATGTAAAATAGTTGCGTCCTTTGCCGAGAGGTACCCTATTGGTTTCTCCGACTTCCCTTGTTTGGTGAACTCTGTGGAGTTCGGTAATAGTTTCGTAGTCCATTTGAAATCATAATCCTTTCTAGTTAATTTGCTTATGTTATAGAGGTATACAGTTTTGTTTACTTCCGTCAAGAAAATAAAATCCTTTTTGAGATTTTTTGCTATCTCCATATTTGAACTGTATTTAATAGCTTCTATAAACCACGGATCCCAAGCTTGAGATCTGCACTTCACTTCGATAATGTATCTATCGCACTCGAAATCGAATGGACTGAACTGGTCTTCTGGTTCAACCAAAGTACCAAGTTCGGGGTAGAGTTTTTCGAGTCCTCTTGCGACTGCTCTTTCTTTATTCTTCATAAATTAAAAGATGTAGGCGGCGAAAGGGAATATGATTAACCCACCGCCATCTTAATAGGCGGACTACCTACATCAAAGTATTACATAAACAGACCTTTATTAGTGTAGAACTTGAACTTACCTTTTACGTCTCTCTCTCCTTCTCTGTTCTTTGCTACATTGTATTTCATACTGATATAAGATCCTAATCCGTCAAGTCTTTTTGATGCTTCTATGTCATCATTTTCTGCCCACATAAGAATGATTACATCTGCATCGTTCTCGATGTCACCGGAATCCTTGAGGTCGTAGATAGCTAGACCACCTTCTCGGCGAGCTCCTTCTCTATTTACTTGAGAAAGGAGTAGAACTCCTACCTCTAACTCAAGAGCTAGTTGCTTGATAGTATGAGAGATGTTAGCTATAGCATCGTTCTTACTTTGATTACTTGTGCTGAAAGGGATAAGTTGTAGATAATCAATCACTAAAAGTTTTACGCCGTATCTGCGTACCATAGTTCTAGCGTGCGAGCAAAGCTCTCCAATGTTCTTGATGCTGTGCACTGTATAGATGGGCATATCCTTTAGGCTATCGCATCCTTCCCTAATCTTTTTCATCTTGTCATCAGCAATTACTTTGTCCTTAATTTGCCGTAGGTTCGCCCCGGATTTACAAGTGAGGATACGTTTAAGGACTTGCTTCCTAGGCATCTCTAGGCTAAATACGCCGCATCCTATGCCATCTTTATAGGCTGATCTAGCTACAATATTTATAGCTAACTGGGATTTACCACAAGAAGTAGGAGCAGAGATAACCACAACCTCTCCAGCTCCAATCCCTCCGTTCCCTAACTTGTCGTCAAGGTGCGGAAGGTGAGTCTTGATTACGTCCTCTTTCCATTCGCCGGATAACTGCTGCTCGAACTCCATCTGAAGTTCGTCAATAGCAGAATTGATGGTCATATCAAAACCAGTAGTAGTCTCTAAGTCCAAGAGGTTACCCTCTACATCTGCACGAATACTATCAGTACTATCTGATTCGTCCTCGGCTTTCTCAAGAGCAACCTTGAAAGTTCTAATCATCTTCCGAAGGTTTGATTTTTCCTTTACAATGTTTACGCAGTTCTGTGCGTCTAAGGTAGTAGTTTGTTTATTAACTAAAGTACCAATCATTGTCATCCCATCAACGTCATCAAAGGTAGAGGAACGTTTAAGCTCCTCTATCAATGATATTTCGTTTAAGGGTTCGCCTTTCTTGGCGAGAGAACTGACACTTTGAAAAACTAAGTTATGTCTGTAAAGATAAAAGTCATCTGAATTTATCTTGTGCGCGATGCTATCGAAGAAGTCAGAAGTGTCATCCGCTAGGCACTTCGCAAGGACTCTCTCCT